CTGGTAGACGACATGTTGGCGCGACTTGGCCGCGACCCGGATCCGATGACGCGCAGACGCTGCACCGTCGAGCATCCGTTCGGTACGATAAAGAGCTGGATGGGCGCAACGCACTTCCTAACAAGGCGCCTGCCGAACGTCAGGACGGAAATGGCACTGAACGTCCTCGCCTATAACATCAAACGGACCATCTCCCTGATCGGCACCCGGCGTCTGATAGCTGAAATCGCCGCCTGACGCGGTCGATGCGGATCAGCCGCAGTGACAACCACGGATTCCCCGCGCGCCGCTAACCACCTGTTTCCACACAGGCTCGGCCGATATGCGCGCGGGTGCAGGGGCCCTGCGTTCCGCCGAGGTCGGGGCGGAAAGCGTGGTTTCATGGCGGATCACCGTCAGGGGCGCGCGTGCGGGCGATCTCCGCCGTCCACGCCCGGAACAACGTCTGCGCATGGTGTCCGGGCGGCTTTTCCGCATCGAGGCCGTCGCCGAAAGCGACTGCAAGGGCCGCTATCTGATTTGTCACGCCAAAGAGGAGACGGACGCATGAGCTATGCGGCGACGGCGGCCTTGCAGGCGGCGGTCTATCAGGTGCTGCGCGGCAGCGATGCCTTGGCCGAACTGGTGGGCGACGCGATCTTCGATGCGATGCCGGTGGCGGCCCCTGCGGGAACCTATGTCTCGTTGGGGCCCGAGGATGTGCGGGACGGCGGCGACATGACAGGGGCGGGGGCGGTGCATGACTTCGTGATCTCGGTCCTGACGGGGGCGGATGATGCCAATGGCTTTGGCCGGGTCAAGGCCGCAGCCGCCGCCGTGTCCGAGGCGCTGGAGGCGGCGGACGTGCCGCTGACGCGCGGGCATCTGGTCGGCATCTGGTTTCAGCGCGCAAGGGCGCGGCGGGTGGAAAACGGCGCGGGGCGGCGGGTCGATCTGACCTTTCGCGCGCGCATTGATCTTGGGGCAAGGAGTTAGGCTATGGCGGTGCAGAACGGGCGCGACCTGCTGATCAAGATGGACATGACCGGGGACGGTCATTTCGAAACGGTCGCGGGCCTGCGGGCGACGCGGATCGCGTTCAACGCGGAAACGGTGGATGTCACCGGCATCGAAAGCGAGGGCCGCTGGCGCGAGCTTCTGGGCGGCGCGGGTGTGCGGTCGGCCAGCATCTCCGGTTCGGGGGTGTTTCGCGACGGAACCACCGACGAACGGGCGCGGCAGGTGTTCTTTGACGGCGAAGTGCCGCGCTTTCAGGTTGTGGTGCCGGATTTCGGCACGATCGAAGGACCGTTCCAGATCACGTCCCTGGAATATTCCGGCAGCTATAACGGCGAGGCGAGCTATGAGATTTCCTTGGCAAGCGCGGGCGCTGTCAGCTTCGTCTCGTTGTAAGATGGCGAACCCGTATTCGGGCGAGGTCGAGGTCTGGCTCGACGGCCAGCCCCATGTCGCCAGGCTGACGCTGGGTGCGCTGGCCGAGCTTGAGGGCGCGTTGGGCGCGGAAAGCATGATCGCGCTGGTCGAACGTTTCGAGGGTGGGCAGTTTTCCAGCAGCGACGTGATGGCCGTGCTGATCGCGGGTCTGCGCGGCGGAGGCTGGGCGGGCGACCGTGCGGCGTTCGCCGCCGCCGAATTGCGCGGTGGTCCGGTGGCTGCGGCGCATCAGGCGGCGCAGCTGCTGGCACGGGCCTTTCGCATCGAGGGCGCATGAACGCGCGCGGGCTGGATTGGCCGGGGCTGATCAAGGTGGGTCTTGGCCCCGCGCGGCTGGGCGGGTTGGGGCTGACGCCTGCGCAGTTCTGGGCGCTAACCCCGGCCGAACTGGCCCTGATGCTGGGGATCGAGCCGGGAACGCGCGCCATGTCGCGCGACCGGCTGGCGGAACTGGCGGCGCGTTATCCCGATCGGCCTGCGCCGCCGAAAGCATAGCAAACAGGAGGCGCCATCGTGGCGAACAAGGATGGGTTCGGCGCGCTCAGCGATGCCGGGGACAGCGCGCTGGGCCGCAGTCTGGACGAAAGCGGTCGCGTGACGGCGGCCTTTGAGCAGGAGCTTTCGCGGCTGCGCGAAGGGATGCTTTACACCAATCGCGAAGTCGGCTCGTTGGCGACGGGTATCGGCGGTGGTCTGCGGCGCGCATTCGAGGGGCTGGTCTTTGACGGTCTGAAGCTGAGCGATGCGTTGAAAGGCGTGGCGCGCAGCATGGCGGATACGGCCTTTGCAGTCGCGATGAAGCCGATCCAGCAGGCGCTGGCGGGCGCCATCTCGCAGGGGGTGAACGGGCTGGTATCGGGCGCGATGCCCTTTGCCGATGGTGGTGCATTCACGCAGGGCCGCGTGATGCCCTTTGCCAAGGGCGGCGTGGTCAGTGCCCCCACCTATTTCCCGATGCGCGGCGCGACCGGCCTGATGGGAGAGGCGGGGCCCGAGGCGATCATGCCTCTGCGCCGTGGTGCGGATGGCAAGCTGGGCGTAGCGGCGGCGGGCGGGGGGCGTCCGGTCCATGTGACCTTCAACGTCTCGACCCCCGATGTGGGCGGCTTTCAGCGGTCGCAAAGCCAGATCGCCGCACAATTGTCGCGGATGCTGGCGCGTGGCGAAAGGAACGGGTGACATGGCATTTCACGACATCAGGTTCCCTGCAAACCTGTCCTTTGGCAGTGTAGGCGGGCCAGAGCGGCGCACCGAGATCGTCGCGCTGAGCAATGGTCACGAAGAACGCCGCAGCCCCTGGGCACATTCGCGCCGCCGATATGACGCGGGAATGGGGCTGCGGTCGCTGGACGATGTGGCGGCCTTGGTCGCCTTTTTCGAGGCACGGGCCGGCCAGTTGCACGGTTTTCGCTGGAAGGACTGGTCTGATTACAAGTCGGCGGCCCCCAGTGCTGCCGTGGCCTATCAGGATCAGGTCATCGGACGTGGGGATGGCAAGCGGGTGCAGTTCACCCTGCGCAAGTCCTATCAGTCCGGTCCAGCGCGTTACTGGCGCCCCATCGCAAAGCCCGTGCCAGGCACGGTGCGGGCGGGGATCGGCAATGTCGAACAGTTCGATACGCTGGATTTCACGGTCGATGCCGCGCTGGGCATCCTGACTTTCAACGCGCCGCCTGCCGTGGGTGCCGAGATCACCGCGGGCTTTAAATTCGATGTGCCGGTTCGTTTTGACACGGACCGGATTGCGGTGTCGGTCGCCTCGTTTCAGGCGGGCGACCTGCCACAGGTTCCGGTGATCGAGGTGCGGCTGTGAAGGGCGAAACGATTGCGCGGGCTTGGGCTTTGGCGCGGGCCGACGGTCTGGTGCTGGGCTTTACGGATCACGACCGGGCCTTGCGGTTCGAGGGTATCTCGTTTCGTCCCGATGCGGGGCTGAGCGCCAGGGCTGTCGTGCAGGGCGCGGGCCTGTCGGTGGACAATACCGAAGCCGTTGGCGCGCTGTCGGACAGCGCCATCACAGAGAGCGACCTGATGGCCGGACGCTGGGACAGTGCCGATGTGCGCCTATGGGAGGTGGACTGGTCGGACGTGGCGAACCGCAGCCTGATCTTTCGCGGTCATCTGGGCGAGGTCAGCCGGAGCGGGGGCGCGTTCCGCGCCGAATTGCGCGGGTTGTCCGAGCCCCTGAACCAGACGCAGGGCCGGGTCTATCATCCGCGCTGTTCGGCTGAGCTGGGCGACGCCAAATGCCGTTTCGATCTGTCTGCTACGGGCTATTCCGCCGAAGGCCTGGTGCAGGAAACCGATGGCCAGCGCCTTGTCCTGACCGGCATCGCCGGTCACTACGCCGGTTGGTTCGAGCGCGGGCAGCTTGTCGTGCTGTCCGGGCAGGCGGCCGGTTTGCGGGGCTTGATCAAAGTCGATCTTGCCAGCCCGGCGGGGCGCGAGTTGGGACTTTGGACCTCGCTTGGGCTGCATCCAAAAGTCGGCGACCGCATCAGGCTGATCGCCGGTTGCGATAAGCGGCCCCAGACATGCCGGATGAAGTTTCTGAATTATCTGAACTTTCGCGGCTTTCCACATCTGCCCCCGGAAGATTGGCTGATTGCGCCCAAGGTGAACCGATGAGCCGCGTGGTCCATGCCGCGCGGGGCTGGATCGGGACGCCTTATGTGCATCAGGCCTCGGCCAAGGGGGCGGGGACGGATTGTCTGGGGCTGATCCGGGGCATCTGGCGCGAGTTCTTTGGTGCAGAACCCGAGCCGATGCCAGCCTATACCCCCGACTGGGGCGAGATGGGCGGTCGCGAATTGCTGATGCTGGGTGCGGGGCGATTGTTGCAGCCCGCGACCGAAGAAGCGCCGGGCGATGTGCTGATCTTTCGCATGAGCGCGGGCGCAGTTGCAAAGCACATGGGTATTCTGACGCAAACCGGGACCGCGCCGCGCTTCATCCATGCCTATGACCGGCATGGCGTGGTCGAAAGCCCGCTATCCGCTCCCTGGCGATTGCGCATCGCGGGCAGGTTCAGGTTTCCGACAATCGATTAGGAAAGGCAGGGCGTTATGGCGACGATACTTCTGGCGGCAGCCGGTGCATCCATCGGTGCGGGTTTTGGCAGCGCCGTGCTGGGGCTGTCGGGTGCGGTGATCGGCCGCGCGGTCGGCGCGACTTTGGGTCGGGTCATCGACCAGCGCCTGCTGGGTGCGGGGTCGAAAGCGGTCGAAACGGGCCGCGTCGATCGTATGCGTATCCAGACCGCGGGCGAAGGGCAGCCGATCCCGCGGGTCTGGGGCCAGATGCGGCTGCTGGGGCACACGATCTGGTCGGGTCCGCTGGTCGAAACGCGGCGCAAGCAGGGCGGCGGCAAGGGCACGGGTTCCAGCGCGACGCAGATCGGCTATCGGCTGAGCTTCGCGTTAGCCCTGTGCGAAGGGCCGATCCTTGGGGTGGGGCGCGTCTGGGCGGATGGCGAGGAGATCTCGGCCGACGATCTGAACATGCGCGTCTATCCGGGTGATGAAGACCAGATCCCCGATCCCGCCATTCACGGGCTGCTGGGCGACGACGCGCCAGCCTATCGCGGCATCGCCTATGTCGTGCTGGAGGATCTGGCGCTGGAGCGTTGGGGCAACCGCGTCCCGCAACTGCATTTCGAGGTGACGCGGGCCGCGCGTGACGGGCGCGGAATGTCGCGCGAGGTGCAGGCCGTGGCGCTAATCCCCGGAACGGGGGAATATTCGCTGGCGACCACTCCTGTCAGCTATGACAAAGGTCTAGGGGAAACGCAGGTCATCAACCATAACACGCCGGTGGCGGGAACGGATTTCCGCGCCTCGATGCAGGCATTGGGGCGGGAACTGCCGCGTGTCGGCTCGGTCTCGGTGGTGGTGTCGTGGTTCGGCGATGACCTGCGCGTCAGTGATTGCACCCTGCGCCCCAAGGTCGAGGACAAGTCGCGCGACGGTCAGGGTATGGCGTGGCGCGCGGGCGGCATCGCGCGGGATCAGGCCGACGAAGTGGCACGGGTGGATGGCCGCCCGATCTATGGCGGAACACCCGCCGATGGCAGCGTCATCGAGGCGCTGCGCGACATCGCGGCCAGCGGGCGGCGGGCGGTGTTCTATCCGTTCATCCTGATGGAGCAGATGGCCGGGAACGGCCGTCCCGATCCGTGGAGCGGGGCTGGCGACCAGCCGGTCATGCCGTGGCGTGGGCGGATCACCTCAAGCATCGCGGCGGGGCGTCCGGGCAGTCCGGCGGGGACGGCTGCGGCGGCTGCCGAGGTCGCCGCGTTCTTTGGCAGCGCACAGGCCCACCAGTTCACGCGCGACGGCGACCGCATTACCTATACCGGGCCGCAGGAATGGAGCTATCGCCGGTTCATCCTGCATTACGCGCATCTGTGCGCGGCGGCAGGCGGCATCGACGCCTTTCTGATCGGGTCCGAAATGATCGGGCTGACGCAGATTCAGGCGGTGAACGGCACGTTCCCGGCTGTCTCGCAATTGCGGCGGCTGGCGGGGGACGTGCGCAGCATTCTGGGCGAAGGCGTCAAGATCGGCTATGCGGCGGATTGGTCGGAATATTTCGGCTATCAGCCGCCCAGTGGCGATGTGTATTTCCATCTGGACCCGCTATGGGCCGATGACGCGATCGACTTTATCGGCATCGACAACTACATGCCGCTGTCCGACTGGCGCGATGGCGAAGATCACCTGGATGCGCGTTGGGGCCGGATCGACAATCCCGACTATCTGCGTGCCAATGTCGCGGGTGGCGAGGGTTACGACTGGTATTACGTCCGCGACGAGGATCGGCGGATGCAGGTCCGCACGCCGATCCATGATGGGCTGTTCGATGAGCATTGGTTGTGGCGATACAAGGACATCGCGAACTGGTGGGCGAACCCGCACCATGAGCGGGTGGGCGGTCAGCGTCGCGCCGGGAAAACCCCTTGGGTGCCAAGGTCCAAGCCGATCTGGTTCACCGAAATGGGCTGTGCCGCGCTGGACAAGGGCACCAACCAGCCCAACAAGTTTCTGGACGCGATGAGTTCGGAATCCATGTTGCCCTGGTTCTCGGACGGGCGGCGCGACGACAACGTGCAGGCGGCCTATATCCGCGCCATGACCGATTACTGGGGCGATCCGACGAACAACCCGGCGCGCGCCGCCTATGGCCGCACAGGCGCGGGGCGCATGATCGAGATGGACCGCGCCCATGTCTGGGCCTGGGATGCGCGCCCCTATCCGGCATTTCCGGCCCGCACCGATCTGTGGTCGGACGGCCCCGCATGGCAACGCGGCCATTGGCTGAACGGTCGCGCGGGGGCGGTGCCCTTGGCCGATGTGGTGGCCGAGATCTGCCGCGATGCGGGGGTCAAGGCGTTCGACACTTCGGGGCTTTACGGTCTGGTCAAGGGATATGCGATCAGCGGCGCGGAAAGCGGACGGGCCGCGTTGCAGCCGCTGATGCTGGCGCATGGTTTCGATGCGGTCGAGCGCGATGGCGTTCTGCGCTTTTCCATGCGCGACGCGCGCATTGATGCGGCGCTTGGCCCGGACGACATGGCGATCACGGATGATCTGGACGGTCCCGAATTCACCCGCGCCTCCGATGCCGAGATTCCGGGCCGCGTGCGGCTGACACATATCGAGGCGGGGGGCGACTATGCCGCCCGCACCGCCGAGACGCAGGTTCCGGGGGGCACCTTCCTGACCGTCTCGGACAGTGAGTTGCCCATGGCACTGACGCCGGGCGACGGTCAGATGATGGCGGAACGCTGGGTGTCCGAGACGCAGGTGGCGCGCGACATGGTGCGCTTTGCGCTGCCGCCATCGCTGGGGGTTATGGGGCCGGGTGATGTGGTCGAGTTGACCGAGACATCGGGGACCGTCCGGCGCTGGCGGATTGATCGGATCGAACGCGCCGGGGCCGTGACCGTCGATGCCGTCCGGGTCGAGCCGGGCGTCTATCGTCCGGCGCGGACCCCGGAGGTTGGCGCAAGTTCGCGGGCATTCGTGCCGCCGATCCCGGTGTGGCCGGTCTTTCTGGACCTGCCGCTGCTGCGTGGCGACGAGGTGGCACATGCGCCGCACGTCGCGGCAACGGCAACGCCATGGCCAGGATCGGCGGCTGTCTGGGCATCCGTCGAGGAAGCCGGAGGATATGCGCCCAATACGATGCTGGCCCAGCCTGCGGTCATGGGGGTCACGACGACGCCTTTGGCGGCGGTCCAGCCGGGCGTCTGGGATCGGGGCCCCGCGTTGCGGGTGCAGATCAAAGGCGGCTCGCTGGAAAGCGCGACCGAGGCTGCGTTGCTGGCCGGTGCGAACCTGATGGCAATCGGCGACGGCTCGGCCGAGGGATGGGAGCTGCTGCAGTTCCGCGATGCAAGGCTGATCGCGCCGGGGCTATGGGAAATCCAGACGCGGCTGCGGGGGCAGGCGGGGACGGATGCGTTCATGCCCGCCGTCTGGCCGGTCGGCAGCACGGTCGTTTTGCTGGATGCGGCTGTGGTGCAGGTCGATCTGCCCCCCTCGGCCCGCAACCAGATGCGGCATTGGCGCATCGGGCCGGGCACGCGCGCGCCGGACGATCCCAGCTATCGCCATATCGGCGCGGCCTTTCGCGGCGCGGGGCTGCGCCCGCTGTCACCCTGCCATCTGGCAGTGCGCGGGACGGCGATCACCTGGGTGCGCCGCACCCGCGTGCATGGCGATGACTGGGGTGGCCCCGACGTGCCACTGGGCGAGGCGCAGGAGCGATATTCGGCACGGCTGGTCCGCGACGGGTCGGTTCTGGCCGAAACGATTGTCGGTGAGCCGCGCTGGACGGTTCCGGCGCAGATGTGGAACGCGGCAAAGGCGGGTGGCGCCTTTGAGATACAGATTGCCCAACTGTCCGACATGTTCGGCGCCGGGCCTTATGCAAGGATGACGGTCAATGGCTGA